CAGCGGGGGCATGCGGCATCAGCGGGTAGCTTCGGGCGAGTGGAGCGTAGCCACCATGTCAAATGATTGTCAAGATTGAGCGTATTCTTGAGCGTGTCCCACAGGGTGTTAATCATTTGTGGATAACTCCATCTCTATTGATTCAAGGATTTCTTTACCCAAATCATATGGAATCATCGAACGAGACTTCGCACCTTGACGACCCTGTGTGCCAGTTCGTGATCCGCGTGGTGCTGACTCGTGACAAGAATTGCCATTTTTACAAGGCGGACGATGTGCCCAATTAGTAGGCGAGCCCCACAAATCTGTTGGTTTCATGCGAGTGTCCCCATATTGGCAATAAGTAACAGTCCGGCGAGGTAGATTTTTCATGAGTTCTTGTTTTCTTAACATGCCGCGTGGATTTTCAATAATGAAGCCTTTTGTTGGATTAAGTTTCTGAATAAGATTTATTGTAAAATTTACCAAATCCAAAGCTTCTTGCGCCCTGCCATCTCTGGGAGTGCCATCAGCTTTCCAATAGGTTGAACAAGACGCCACACTGAATTTTTGACAAGGTGGACTTGCCCAAATGAAATCGGGACGACCATAACGGTCAATGAGTGCTGAAGCCTCAAGCTGTAAAATGTCCCGCTCATGAGCTTCAAATTGTTCGTCAAGCTCAATTTTTATCACTTGATGACCAGCGTCTTCAAATGCTTGAGTGGCTGATCCAGTGCCAGCAAACAAATCGAAAACTATCATTTAGAACCACCCCACCCAGTGCCCTTGAATGTGACCAGCGGAATTGTCCAAATCCGGGACATCTCTTGATGACAGCACAGTGGTGCGTCAATGCCATTGTTGATTGGACTTTCGATGGTTGCAGTCCAGCCACATTCATCACATTCGAATTCATAACTTGCCATTGAGCACCCTTTCGTGAATCTCTTTGAGAAGCTGTGCGTCAGCGTCCGCTCTTTCAGCTTTTGTCATGATCCGATTCTCAAGCATTTCAATACCTATGACCCCACAGCCCAGACATTCAACACAGACAATCCCGACGGGCAACCGATCATTGAAATCGCCGATTAACTTGTGGTCTTTTGTAGATTTGCAAATGCGACACTTAAATCTAAGACTTTGCATAAGGGCTCTCCAATAGATTCTCAATGGGTTGAAGTGAGTCTTGTGTGACCCACCATGAATTTGTCCGGTCTTGTCTGTAACGTGGTTTTTTAGCCACTGCAACAGGTATCCAGCCAGCTATCCGGTAATTTGGAGACTTGCCTACGACAAGCACAGCAATGTCTTCGACGCGATCCAAATCGCTGACAATTAAATGCCCTAGATTCCATCGAGTCCATTTGACTTCGATGTTTGTGCCCACGTCTGCGACCGTTTTGTAATTTGTATTTGCTAGATCCTCAATGGGAGTCCCGAAATGTTTTGCCACAGCAATCTCAGCTCCAATAGCTTCGGACTGTTGCAAGACAAATTCCGGAAAAGACATGCGCTCTTTGTCATGTTGATAATTGCGCTTTTCTGTAATGCCCAAGAATTGCGGCATGTAGCGGATTGCTCTTATTAGCCCAATTTCGGCTTGTTTAATTACTTCACTCTGATCGAGATCTATGTAGCTCATTTGCCCAGACACCCGGCACAAGTAAAGTTCAAGTCGTCAGCGATTCCGCCGTCCATAGGTTGCGGCTTTTGACAGACATCGCAACCATTCCATTTGCCCTCTAGTGGCAATCCGGGAGCTCCACTGAATCTCTTATATGTGCCGTCGGCGTAGAAGATCATTGCTTCACCCATTTGGGAGCCACACTCCTTCGCTTAGCGAGAAGTGATACCAAATCGTGTCGCATTGCTGTTGCTTTGTCACAGCTGTGCATTTGTAGCCGAAGTAGTCTTTTCCGGTTTTGTTTGATGTGCCCTTCAGCTCGACCATAGTGCCATGCTTACAGCTGGGCGGGGCGTCTTGTAACTTGCCCCCAAGCTTTTGCTCAATCTCAGCAATGGCTTCGGCGGCTTTTGGCACTCCGACCCATTCGTCCCATTTATTGTCTTCAGCTTTAATCTCTGCGACTTCGGTGACTCGTTGCATGTCTTGAACCGTTGCGCGATTTACTTCGCTCGGAGTAAGTAAGCCAATTACTCTTCCATAAACCGAAGTCGTGCAGTTTTCGACCCAATTCAGCTGATTGACTCCACGATCTGTTCGGATCTCAAAAGCGTAATCGACCGCCGCTGGCACGGTCTCTGTGTCGTCTCGGTAGGCTTCGGCTCTCATTAAAATGAAGCCCTTGACCACATCAATGTCTTCGATGTAGGCGACCAGTCGCCCGGACGGAAATTCTGATCGGAAGCGTTTAATCCGAGAATTCACATCTTCATAATTTGATAAATCGAAGCTCATTTGCGACCAGCCCCAATCTGCATACCCACCGAGCGACCTCGGTGATAACCCTCGGATCTACCCTCGCGGAATCCTTTTGCGTAAGCCACAAGGCTAGCCACGGCGACAATTCCGGCAAGTAGGAAAAGCTCCCAGAGTCCGGAGATGATTTGCATTTCGTTCATGATTTTGCTCCCGTTTCAGAGAGCGACGGACGCGCTCCCTAGTTACAGGGTGAGCCATAAGACGGGCAGTGTCAAGAATCCCGCTCGATTTTGGGCGTGTCTTGCACGATTTTTCTTTCCTTATCTTTCAAGCCATTACTTGCCAAAACCCCGCCAAGAGACCCGGTCAAGAAGATTGCAAGGGTTTTCAGTAGATCAATAAATGCCGCGTCATTTGGTGCTTGTGCCGCCACGGGTTGAGTCACAAAAATCAACGCATAGACAATCCCCAGAGTCACAATAAGGAAGACCACTGACAAGGTCACTCCGATAAATAGAATCAATCTAGCTTTGATCTCTTCCGGCGAATATCTTTGACGCATTTTCATTCCTTCGGTTTAGGTTTGATGATGTCGCCCAATAGATCCTCGGTGCAGACTCCAGCCACTTCACATTCTGGCTTATTGCACTCTGCCTTCTCCCAATTTTCAAAGTCTTGACATGGATAGCGTGTGTAGCCGTCATAGCGTTCACATGCTGAAAGAGCCAGCACCGATGACAGTGCCAGCCCTAACAGGATAAATCTTTGAATCAATTACTTACTTACGCCGAAAGCAGAATCCTTTGGATTAAGCCAGCGAAGAATGACGGGCAAGACTGCCGCGATTCCAGCTGACGCGATTGCTTTTGGATCTGTGTTGCCTGTGGCATAGACAGCTATTGCCGCCGCCAAAAATGAGCGAGCCCATGAAGCCGCCATTGCTTTTAAGTTTGTCATTTTTTAGTCTTCTCCTTTTTTTTCGGGGTTTGTAGCTTTGGTAGGTCTCCCGAAAACTCGACAAAGTCCGGACGCCCGAAGCTGACAAATAACGAAATGTGACGATCCTTGACCATTACCATTCCGCCATTTGCCTGGCTTTTGTCCGAAGTGTTGCCTTCGATTGTCTTGACTGTGTCTTTGTTGACTTCAATGACTCGAGCCACATGCTCCGGCTTTTTGCCACCGCTGAAATTCATAAATGCCACATCTCCTACTTTTGGAGTCTTGTGCAGTTTGTTCATTTCCTTGTAAGCGAGCTCACCGCCGGGAGTCCAGACAGTGTTGACCACTTTGACCCCAGCTTGCTTCTCGCACCAATTTTGAAAAGACCCACACCACGGCTTTCCATCAGCTCTGAAAGCTTTACCGAATTTCGTGATGTTGTCCGGTGTCTCGACATAGCCAATCTCCGCGATCATAACTTCGAGAAGTCTGGCAAGTGATCCTTTAGGCGATTCCATTTCTATTCAACCAAAAGTTTTGCTTCTTCGGCTGAAATTCCTAAACGATCCAAAATTTCTTGACGGGCGATGTTTTTTGCTTCAATCTGTGCTTCTTCAGCTTCAATCGATTTCATAAAATCAAGTCTTTCTTTTGTTTCAGCGGCAGTTTCATCGCGTTCAATTTCTTGAATCTCACCTGTTTGAACGTTGTGTATTCTTTCAATTATTTTCATGATTATGCTCCATAGACATATAGTGTGCCATTATCAAAATTTGACGCTAAGTTATTGCGAAGGGTAATGCTTGAAATAGCACTTGTCCCGGAATATGTGCCATTATTCCAATATATTCGATGTCCATTGCTTCCAGCTACTGTTCCCGAAAAAGTTGTCTGAATGACTTTGAGACCAGCAGTATTGCACCCGTAAACATGTCCGCCGCCGTTTACGTTTGAAGAAGCACTGGCGGACATTTTGGCGATGTAAATCTGACTCGTAGCAATATTTCCTGACGATAAATTGCCGGTCGCATAAGCGGCGGCTGAGTCATAGCTTAACTCCGCATAAGAATAATTGTTACCAGTATCTCCATTTAGTTGAAACGAAAAAACTGTCGAAGCGGCGGCGGCACTTGCGTCATAAAGTAAGAACATAAGCTGATTTATTCCGCTGATTCCTGAAACTGTAATTGTTGCCGCGCCTGTCATTGCAGTTCCACCGGCATTTAACAAAGTGAAGTTGGGATTCCACCCGGACGCGGTCGCCCATTTCAATCCAGTTGCGGCAGTTGAATCGGCGGTCAATACTTGTGCATTTGTTCCGACTGCTAAACGACTAAAAGCGTCCGCTCCAGTTCCAGCAATTAAATCGCCTTTAGCATCAATCGCGGTTGCCATTGAATTTGTAACCGTTACATCACCGGAAGTGCCGCCGCCGGAAATACCCGTGCCAGCTGTGACGCCTGTTATGTCACCCGGGTTTGCAGTTGTCCAAATATAGTCCAAATCTGTATTTGAATTTTTAGCCAAGATTTGACCAGTTGTGCCACCTTTTAGATCAACAAAAGACGTGTCAATGCTGTTGCCAAGTGTGCGCATTGCCGCGGCTCCGTCTTTGACTAAGTCGGTGTCGTCCGGTGTCTCCCAGCCGAAGTTCGTTGTCGTTGCCATTTTGTCCCCTTTATGCGACCGAAGTCGCGCTCAACCAGTCAAGTGTATTGCTTAAAGTGCTCCATTGTTCGGATATTGGCACGTCGTCCCATGTGAACGCTTGAAGACTGAAAGCGATCGGTGAGAGATTAAGTGTCAATGATAAATTGCTGACGCTTGCATTAAAAGTCCAGCCTTCGACAAAGCCTTGAAATTCGCCGTCATTCATGTTATTTGGTAAGCCAGTGATATTCAATGGCAAGCCCATGAATACAGCCAAAAGGGTGTCCCGGTCTCCATCGGTAATGTTGGGATTTCCAAGTGCAAAAGTAATTGAGTCGAACATCGCCCGAGGATTTGCTCTGAGAGTGAGGTAAAAATCGGCTTGCGAGATTGCGTCGGCTCCATTGTGTAAAGTGGTTTGAATTGACTGCGCAAGTTTTCCATAAGTTGCAATCGAGGTCAGATCTTGAGCTTCGGCTGTGCCGGCACGCCATTTGATTGCAATGGAATTGCGAACGTCGCCCGCCCGGGTTGATGTCCTTAAACCGTAAGCGAGCGCGTCGGTCGCTGTGACATCAAGGTAACCATTGGTTTGAAGATAAACACTTCGGTGAGTGCTCTCGGCATAGTTGATTTTGCCCGTGGAGTCTTCATATAAATATCCGAGTCCGGAAGTAGCCAGAGCCGCGACAAGCGAATAAATGTCGGTAATATCTGACGTCCGGGCTTGTAATTCATAGTTTCCGGTGTCAATCTCGCCAAGTCCATTGTTTTCGGCGTTTGTCCAAATTGTTGCAGAATCATAAGTATTCCATTGAATTGCGGCGGGCAATGAATTCCAGCTATCAAATAAAACTTGACTCAAAATTGTTTTAATTTGAATCCCATCAAGGTCTTTTGTCAGCACACCTTCGGTCAAAGCTTTTGGCAATCTTGACAAAGCCCCAAGAGCTGTCAGATTTATGGTTTGAGCAATTCCATTTGTGCCGGACGATGAGACTTCGATAATGATGTCCGTAATAGATCCGCCAAAGATAGGCACATAACTCCCGGTTGAATTTTGGACTTCGATTGTTATGCCTTGATTTATCTCGGCGGTTATTGCAGACTCATCAAGATTTATAAGCGAGACGTTGCAATATCCTGCAACGGGTTGCGAGTAGATGTCAGTGCGTCCCGAAGTAATTGTCAAGTCTGCCAAAATAACATTTTGAAATTCGACCGCGTTTATTTTAACGCGCCAGACTGGCGTCCAAATGCTCATTAAAAGGTCAGAGCTCCGGCACCGAGAGCCCCGCGGGCTTGTGACCTATTTAAGACCTGAATAATTTGGCGAGCTGTGCCTTCCGGATCGATTGCACCATTGACGGTCAAATTGATGGTCGTGCCGCCGCCGGCTCCATTTGGAATGATTGTCCCGCTCGATTTTGGCACAAATAACTCAGCTCCGCGCTCGCCCACCACATAAGGCGTCCCAGCTGTTACAGATCCACCATTTGCCCGAAAACCGCCAAATGCCGATCCAATTAAATCACCAATGCCGCTCACAATAGGGTTGTTTTGAACCAATCGAATTAAACCCTGAATTGCCGAAACTACGCCATCAATGAATCCGATGAGCTTTGAAAAGCCAGTGATGAGTCCTGAGAGCAGAGTGCCCACAATTTTGAGAGCTCCACCCAAAACTTCGCCTAATACTGGGGCAAGAACTTGAGCAACAAATGAAGCGAACGCTTTGAAAGCTGTAAAGAGCGGCGCAAGATTGTCTTCATTGTCTTTGATTGTTTTTGCAATCTTCCCAAATGCTGAAAATAATCCTTGAAGTATTGGCTCAAAGAAGTTGACTATTCCCGGAATTACAATCTCCGTGATGTAACCCCACCACGCTCCGAAAATTGGAATCAATACATCTTTGAAAAATGTTGCAAGATTTGCGAAGACTGGCGCAAGTTTTTTTCCGATTGTGTCTGATAGTTGCGAGATTCGTGGAATTACATTGTTTACGATTCCGCTGACTAGTGGAGTAATGGCGTCCAGCACAAATGATCCGACTGTCTCTTTGCCCTCTGAAAATGCAACATTGAGTCTTTGCATTTTGCCAGCAAATGTGTCGGCTTGTTTTGAAGCTTGACCTTCGAAAGTCTTTGAGAGCGCGCCAGTGACTTCATCGAAAGACATAGTCTTGAGCTCTGCCGCTGAGATACCAATTCCCAGCTTGCCGAGCGATGTGGCGTTTCCTTCGTAAGCCTTGCCCAAAGCGTTTGATACAGCTTCCAGAGACTTGCCAGAGCCCGCGGCAATGTCGATTGCCAGTGATTGCAGTCGTTGAGCCTCTTCAACATCTTTTGTGCTTCGGACAAGTCTTTCAAGCGATGGACGGAGTTCATCATCGGTCAATCCAGTGAGAAGCGAAGTCTTTGTGATTTGCTTTTCAACAGCCGAAATCTGGGCATTTGTAGCCCCGGTGGTATTTTGCAATGACGCGGCAAGTTTGACTTGTGCCTTCTCATCTTCGATTGCGGCTTTGACGCCATCAACAAGAAGCTTGCCAGCGTAAGCCGCGGCGGCGGCTCCAGCGACAGCAAATGCCACGCCCGCCTTCTTGCCAAAGTCTGCGACCCTTGAGCCAAAGCTTTCGACTTCATTTGTTGCGCCTTTGACGCCACGCTTTAGCTCATCAAAATCAGCGTCAAAAGTAATCTTGATTTTTGGAATTCCAGCCATTACGCCACGCCCCCTCTTTTAGCGACTTCTTGAATCATCTCGGCATATTCCTTCGCCACGATTGGCACATAAAATTCCACAGCTGGCGCAATCCAGTAACCCTTTGGATTAGCCCGCACTTTGAATCTGTCTGAATATGGGCGACCGATTGAGTCAATGCCCGGGTGCGATCCGTATTCTGTGCCCCAGAGCAATGCTCCAGCGGGTGCAGAGTTTTGTTTTGTTTTCTGTCCGCGAGAATTCTTTTGCCCGCCATACTTGCGACCGACTTTTACACTGCCGCCAATGTCAACACGGATAAGACGATCGCGCGGAGTCTTGATGGCTTTTGAATTTGCAAGAAGTTTTGTCGCTGGCGCGGGTGCTTGATTAGCTGACATCATAAGCTGTCCGGCAAGTCTCTGAGATAGTGGTTGAGCTCTTGTGCGGACTTCATCTTGCGTCTCTTTATCTAGTGATCGCAAAACCCCAAGCAAATCTTTGAGCTGGCGTGGATCGACTTCGATTGCATAAACGCCTTGTTTAGCCGCCGCCATTTCGTCTCTCCAAAATCTCAAGTGTGGTCATGATGTCTTCCGCTGTCTGCCACTCTGTCTTTGGGAGACCCGTCGCGATGGCGAGCTCCCAAAGAAGACGATTTACGCTTCCAGCTTCAAAACTTTTGGGTCTTGACTCTCCGTGCTTATGTCGGAGACGGTCTCGATCCAAGCTTCGTAAGGTTTGACTGGCTTACCAGCTGACTCGCGCTTCATGGCGTTATAAGCCAAAAATAAGAGATCGCTTACGCCAATCTTTTCTTGCGCTTGTTGAATGGTGTTGCCTGTCTTTTGCTCCCATTTAGCCCACTCCGGCGGAGCCGCGATGTAAGTCGCTGACTCCCCCGATGTGTATTCGATTGTGATTGCTACCTTCATGCTCCCGTTTTCCTTATCTCTTAGCTAAATGTCTCGGTTGGTGTGCCGATGACTGTAAAGCTTAGGCTAACAGTCTGGGCGTCTGGGCTTGCGCCAGACTGGCGTCCAAATGCTCATTAAAAGGTCAGAGCTCCGGCACCGAGAGCCCCGCGGGCTTGTGACCTATTTAAGACCTGAATAATTTGGCGAGCTGTGCCTTCCGGATCGATTG